ACTGGGCATGTTTCTCTGAAGGATATAACTGGCTCGCATGGTTAATCGTCATTTTTCTCTTCTTTACTCTAATTAGTTTAATCTATATTATCAAAAACAAGGATAAGGAGGAAGGAAAGAAGTTCATTGAAGAAGAGAAGAAAGCATGGTACAGAAAGGGATAGAAAAAATAAATATGTATTTTTGGATTACCATACATATTTATATAAAAGTGTTTCTTCGAGACTTGCGATTATTAAAATAATTGCGGAAAGAGAAGGGTCGACGCTTTCTCTGTGTACGGTTTCTTCGCGGTTTGTCATAAAGGTTATATTCATATGGACTACGCGATGAGCGGACTGAGCCCTCTTTTTTGTTCTCTTCTTCTTGAGCCGGAGAATATTTGAAAAACCATTCGTCCCATTCTTTTGAATTGCGTTCGACACCCTTTTCTTTGAACTCTTTGAACTTGTCTGACTTTTCAGCGCGAATCGTGGCAAGAGTATGTTGCTCGCCATAACAATCCACCGAAAACCGTTTCAACAACCCTTTTTGATTCGTCCGGTTCTCCTCTTCAATATCAAACAACATCTGGGCCATACACAAAATACGCTCGACGTCGAAATACGGTTGATTGGCATAAACAAACACTAAATAGAAGCTAAGCATGGTATCAATGGTCGCTACTTTCACTTTATGTTTGTCTAATGTGATAACATTATAGTTATAACAGGCGATGGGTTGGAAAAGGATGAGAACCGTAGTACCCCCTATTTTTATTTGGTAATGTTCAGTGAGAACATCCTCCATGGCAGGATGCCGAATGATCTTGATATTTTTGACACCGATACTACGAAGCCGTTCTTTAATAATCGTTGCCGCCTTTCTCGGGTTCTCAATAATCACATCCATACTAGGAGGTTTCTCTGTAGGCGCAGTAACCTTCGTATATTGAGAATAGAGAGACGCAGCATATCCACCGAAAAATACAGCGCCTTGATCCACCAAGGTCTCGCGCAAGGTCTCAAATACTTGTTCGCGACGTTTGAGATTGGCCGGTTCCTCAGGTTCTCTCAAACGGCAATTATACGGCGCCTTCATCGGATGATATTTATTTAGAAGTGTGAGCCTTTTGAGAACCTTGTCCCATCTGGAGACATCGCCAGCAGGACGCGACAACTCCAAAAACATACCCATGCGCAAATAATTTGGGGGTGCGTAATAGATCCCATCTATGACGATTGCGTCTTTTTGAATCGCCATAAAAACCGGCTTGGGTAATGCTGTAATATCGGCCATCGGAATGTAATTGGTGAACACTTTGTAGGTCCCCTTATGAATCCCAGATTTAGCCTCTGTCTCTAGAAATCCGGCATTGTAATAAATCTGCGCAAGTTCTCGCGCATGTTCTATTGGTCGAATACTAAAAAAATCGTAATCAGGGATTTCCACACTTCTGTCATAAAACTTGACTTCGTCGGGCAGAATAGCATTAATAGCCGTCCCACCATAACACACGCATTTGGAACGGCGCAAAAAGTTCTCCATAATATGAATCATCTTTTTGACATCTTCGTTATTGGCTATTTTTGTTTTTTGAATGCGCTCGGTTTCATCGACAGCACCGTGTAAAATGGCCATTTCACATTCTTCTAGTGTCATTGAGTTTGTACATACTTTTGATTTATCCATTTAAATATAGGTAGAAATAACCCTTTTCCTAAACAATAATTCCTTTATGACTTGCTGGGTGGCATCAAAGGAATGAATGCCGAACCGCCCTCTTTCGAAAACAGCTGCTCATAATCGCCCAAATTGGTGGTTCCGATAGCAGAAGTTCCTAAATAACGCGATAACCAAGGACAAATAGGACTGACATTGATTTGGTAGGGTTGATACAATTGAACATAGGGGGGAGGAGTAGTTAGAAGAGAACCTTTCTCATCTATTGGGAAAACAATTTTGAATTCATCCGTTTTTGAGCTCATGGTTTTCGTGGATTTTATTTTAGAGAGGGGGATCGAAAGACCGACGATTTGTTTGAGCGTATTGGTCATAAGACCCTGTGTGGAATCTGTATCCATAACGACAACAAACTTGCCCTGTAGATCTGCTAAAGTCGTTTTGGCGGTGTCGACGGGTCCGGAGGTCCGATTCGAGTTTTGTAGAAGCGCCAAAGTCTGTTCGATTTGCGTGTTCAATTGTGTATTGAATCCCTTTGTGGACTCAGTAGAGGGTGTGTCCTTTCCATTTGCGTTTTGATAAACGGGCAGGATATGAAGGAAGAAAGGGTCGTCGGGATTAGGCGAAGTAGGCGAGAAAGCATTTTGTTGGATAAGTTGGAGAACATCAGAGAAGGCTATCGTTTTTTTGGCGATGTTCTCAGTTGGAGGATAAATATCGGAGAACCCAACAACAGCGGTTTTTATAGTATCTGTATCAGAACCGCCATTCACAACATCATAAAATACATGTATGACTAGATATCGATATCCCATCGAAAGGGTGTATAACAACATATCAGAACTAGTGTTGACCCCATCGTATACCCCCCCATAAGCAGCTTTAATATACATCTGGTTCAAGACCTTTTTTGCATAGTTCCTCGACATATTACTTATACCAGGAGGGATCGTATTGTTATTCTGTATGGAGACAACATTCGAATCCGTGGGTGTAAATCCTTCGATTAAACTCTTCTTCAACTTGTTTTGCTGGTCTAATAGACGTAAAAATATATAGGAAAACAAGATAAGAATGAGAACAATAGCTATTTTTCGATAGATATCCATTTAACCCTTTCCTAATAAATAATTCATATATATTTATGCCGCCCTCCCCGCCATTCGGGCTCATCGGCGGCACATTATATATGGTATTATTTTCATGCCGCTTCGTTGTAATGAGTTGCTACGAAGTGCGCCCTTTATTGGAATATGAGCGATTTCGCCCATATTCCAATAAAGGGTTAATATATGTATAGATAAAGGAAAATAAAAAATAGGGGCATATTATACAAACCATGGCAGGAGGTCTATTAAATCTAATATCCACTGGAAATAATAATATCTTTTTGACAGGAAATCCGACGAAAACCTTTTTCAAAGTCACCTATGCTAAACATACGAATTTCGGCCTACAAAAGTTCCGTATCGATTATGATGGTTTAAGGGATTTGAGGCTAACCGAGCCATCCACATTCACATTCAAAATGCCTAGATACGCCGAACTCTTAATGGATACTTATCTTGTCATAAATCTACCCACTGTTTGGAGTCCCATTTACAATCCTTGTGCCCAGACACTCAATCAATGGGCGCCTTATGATTTCCGCTGGATTCGCGAGTTAGGAACATCCATGGTAACCGATATAACTATTACCTGTGGTTCTCAAACCATCCAGAAATACTCCGGCGACTATTTGCGAGCCATGGTCGAGCGAGACTTTTCAGCGGAGAAAAAGCAGTTGTTCGATGAAATGACGGGGAATGTTCCTGAATTGAATGACCCGGCAAACTCATACAGCCGACTAAACGCTTATCCTTCGGCCTATTATGCTGGAGACGGGGTAACAGCAGAGCCATCCATTCGCGGGCGCAAACTCTATATCCCTATCAATACCTGGTTCACACTTGATAGCCGATGCGCCTTCCCCATGATCTCGCTTCAATATAACGAACTCCAGATTTCTATTACGATGCGACCCATCCAAGAACTTTTCCAAGTCCGTGATGTATGGGACCCGGCAAATCAATTCCCCTATATCCAGCCAGACTTCAATCAACCGCAATTCAATATGTACCCATTTCTTCAATCGCCGGTTGAAGACTTATCGCAACCCTTGGTATACCCCTGGCCGATTCAAAACAATACATGGAATGCTGATATACATCTCCTTTCTACCTATTGCTTTTTGACAGACGAAGAAACCCGAAAGTTTGCTGCAGAAGACCAAGTATATTTAGTAAAAGATGTATTCGAATATACTTTTCAAAATGTAACGGGTTCGAAAAAGGTTCAACTGACCTCTAGCGGTATGATTTCTAGTTGGATGATGTATTTACAAAGAAACGACGTCAATATGCGGAATGAATGGGCGAATTATACGAATTGGCCATATAAGAATCTGCCCGTAGATGTTCAAATAGCGCCGGTTGACCCCACTACAGGTTATGGTCCAGGAGGTAATCCCACCACTACAGGAGGCCAAGTGAGTACCGGCATTTTTACAACGGGTCCCCTCGCCCCCCAGAATCAAAAAGAGATTTTAGAGACGATGGCTATTGTTCTCAATGGCGACTATCGCGAGAATGTTTTGGAAGCTGGAATATACAATTACGTGGAAAAATATGTGAGAACCCGTGGTTGCGCCAAAGAAGGGCTTTATTGTTATAACTTCTGTTTGAATACGGATCCCCTAGAATATCAGCCATCGGGCGCCATCAATTTAAGCCGTTTCCGACTTGTCGAATTAGAGATAACGACGTTTGTGCCGCCTTACGATATTCAGAACTCTCAATACAATATCCTTTGTGACGGAAATGGAAACCCTATCGGAACCTCGAAAAATAACTGGCAACTATTCGAATACAACTACAATCTTAGAGTATTTGAGGAGAGATATAACATATTATCATTTGTAGGAGGTAATTGCGGTATGCTATACGCAAGATAAACCTACGCATAATATATAAACGATTATATATTATGGAAGAAACAACTTGGAGAAAATCGTATCAAGATAATCCGCCACTTCAAGAAGGATTTAATTTACCAGGTGATGATTATTTTATTAATGTAAAACGGCAAATATCTATCAAAAACCAATTTGGTAAAGTTCTCGAACAAATCAAAAAGTTGGTGAAAAAGATCCCTAACCCTTTGGACATGGCGGATAAGGGTCTAGAAACGTTCTTGAAAACCCTTTTGTTATTGATGATTGGTCAAGTCGATTGCAAAACTGGTAAATTAAAGACTGTTATTCCTGATGCCGGAGAAGCAACCTTTACATGGGCGAATGGCCAATTGGGCCTATTAAAAAAAAACTCGGCTGGTGTAAAAACCGATTTTGTGAACGCGTGGAATACAACAAAAGACACAGCGAAAACAATAGAAAAAGGTTGGAAGGACAATATCGAGAGTTTCTCCATGCCGGATAGCCCGGATTTGATATACACGATTCAATCCTTTTTGACAAATCATCCAAAATTGGACAAAGAAGCAGTGACTACCTATTATTTGAAAAAGCTAAACGCATATGAAAAGAGTTTAGGTAGTCCTCCTACTTCTGACCAATTGTTTGTTTTCAACAACGAGTTCGATAACATATTAGCAGATGCCTCTGTCGTCGGTGAATTAAAATCCATAGAAAATAGCATACCCGAGCCTTCTTATCCAAATACGGCGGAAGGATTTGCCGATTATCTACGAGATAGTGCTCGGTTCTCTTTTTCGAGTGATACGCCCATCACCTTTTATCCCTTTGCCACACAATATTTCCCCTATCCAACCGACCTTCAAGGATTCGAAGCCGCCATTCAAAACGTCGAAAACCCGGATTATGTCAAAAACATCAATCAATATCTATCCTCTTTGACAAAACCCGCCGACCCACCCGCCACACCCTTAACACCTACGGATGTCGATGTGAATTACGCGTTTTCAATTGATCTAAACAGTTCACGAACAGAGAGCATTCAAACCTATTTGAAATACATATCTCAATGGTACGGGCTTTTATTATATTACAAATATCAGAAAAGCATAGCGGTTCTCTTCCCCGCAATCGAAGCGAATGTTTGTATGGTCTATATTACCTATTTAAACGCAGTCGAATATACTAAATACCGTATCTATAGTACCTATTTGACACCTTATGAAATGGCCATGTTCAATCACCTGTTTTTTATTTGTCTCATGCAAGACCAACTTACATTTGCGTTGAAAAGAAATCTCAATGTATATAATTTGGCGTTACCTCCGGATGGTGTCCCACAGGGTTCTATTTCGAATGGAACGCCGACGGTCTATATTAATCTTCTTCCACAGAGTATTTTTTCATTGGTCCGGATGTTTGCTATGGAGATCAATAATCGACTGCGATATTTATCCGGTTCTATTACGGTTGATAATTATCAACCGCTTCCATTGGATGGAACATTGATTTTGCCACCTGCTCCGAATGACGTGATCCCCCCCGTAAATGTTCTTCTGGCGAATTATATTTTGGGGATGTTCTCGCCTACTCCTTTAAATGGGGTCTCGATCCCCGAAGATGTTGTTCCAGCAAAAGACATTACCGACTATTATTTTCCACCTGGAATGTCTAAATGTCAACAAGAAAACGATCGTATGCAGAAAGAATGCGAAGAGTATGCGAAAAAGATCAAGGGGGAAATCTATCGAATGATATGTGTTCCTATTATGGTGTATGTCGTCTACAATTTTTATTACATGTTCTTTTTCAAAGACTGTTTCGATTTGGTCAAAAAGACGGATGAAGAAGGAAACGTGGTGTATGAACACAAATGTATGGAATGTTTCACGCCCATTTTTCCGGATTGGGAGATGATGTATCGGTCATTTGAACAACGCCAGACGGACTTCCTTTTCGAGTTTATTTTTAAACCCGTTAAACTGGCGTATACTGTTTTGAATGCTATCAAAGCATTTTTTAGAAAGGGATTCTTCGGATATGTCATAAAGGATAATGTTCCATATGTGTTCTTTTTATGGACATTTACGATTGTATATCGGTTTATGACAAAACGGGCCGGTATCATTTTGAAGACGTTGAAAACATTGTCGAAATTGAAACTACCGGATGTTCAAATCATGGGACGAAATGCGCTAGATGGATATGCGAAGGGGGTAACCGTGTTTTTCTTTTTCTTTTCCTTTTTGAACAAGTTTTTCGGTATTTCTATCTCTGAAATCATGGAATGTATTTATAATGCGTATTTGGCTAGAAAAGCCGCCAAGGAAGCGGCGGCTTTGGCGAAAAAATTGGCCGAAAAACAATTGGCTCCTTCTGGTGAAAAGAAAGAAGGGTTTTTTAGTGGAATGAAAAGTAAAGTTAGTTCTTTTCTTGGAAAAAAGAAGGGCCCTGAAGAAGCCCCTATACAAGAGACTCCTTCAGTGACGGGAGGCGCCCCTCCTGCCCCAGATAATACCAAATCTTTAATGGGAGATTGTAAACTTCAAGGACCCGCCTACGAAAGCTCATGGGTAAAATGGATAATGACCCCCGGAGACGGACCCTTTACCAAACTCATCAAAATCGTTTGTGCCATTATTTATTGGATTCTCAAGTTTGCTATATCTATGACTATGGTCAAGCTTTCGAAAACCATTTTCAACGTGTATTTCTTTGTGAATGGTGTTTTCGGAATTGGAAACTTTACTACACCTCTTCAGAGTTCTAGTTATAAACTCGATCTCATACATCGTATCTTTTATACCAAATTATGTAGTTCAAACTGGCGTACAGAACCGATGAAATACTTTGCGAAATGTCTTGTTTTCATCCCCATTTATTTCTTGGTAGAATTGGTCATTCTTCATAATTTAATGAAGGGTATTAAGAACTATTCAAGTATGTCATCGAATAAAAAAGCATATAATACCGGCCTATCAGCAAAAACGAACGAGGATGCCGACAAAAATAGTATGGCGGTGAAAACGTTTATGATGATTCTCAACGGCCTTTTAGTTATGTTCATCTTACTATGGTGTATCTATAAAGCGCGTTATAAAATGCCTACTCTTGTAAGATCCTATGAAGAACAGGACAATCCTGCTATTGATAAACGACTAACCTATGATTGTTCAAAAGAACCAGATGTATATGAAGAACGCACGAAAAATAGTGTCATAAAAATCATGATGAAGAGCGACGACTTTAATAAAGCCTTTCTTGACCAATTTGAAACGAGAACAGCCGGTATGAAAAAACCGTCGGCATTGGGCGGTTTCATTACAAAAATGGGTGAATATGGTAAACAGATAAACGACAAATTAACGGAACTCGGAGAAAAAGCGGGCGAATACAAAGAAGGCGTATTTGGTAAAAAAGACCCCGATGCCGAACCTGGAATGATTTCAAAATTGGCATCAGGAACCGTCAATAATCCACTTACAAGAGGTATTGTCAATAATCCATTAACAAGAGGTATTGCGAACGCAAGTAATTTTGTCGCTAGAAAGTCAGTAGATGCTACATTAGGTGCTTCAGACAAAGTGGTTAGTTGAGTGAAACCATAACCTCAGGCATGCTTTTTGACTTATTTTGTGGTTGTATTATTTGAGGAATACGATTATCCAGAGGAATTGGAGGAATACGATGATCCTCCAATTCCTTATTTCTTTTTTCTAATGCCTCGATTTTTTTCAATAAGATATCCACATCTTGTGATTTCGGACTCTGGACTGTGGGTGAAAGAGACATTATAGGAGGGGGTATAAGCGAAGGCGACTGTGTCTGATTCATATTAAAAATCGTCTTTTGTAAGTTCGCCACCATGGTTTCGAGTGTTTCATTCTTTTCGCGAAGAGACTTAATTTCTGCCATCTGTGTATTAATAGCATGAAGGATTTCTTGAGGAGACATAGGTCTAGGTTCCTTCCCAGGCTCATTAATCATAATCTGGCCACTAGGTTGTTGCTCCTGGGCTAGACGCCGTTCTTCATCAATTTCCTGAATCTGTTTGAGAACATCCGGTTTCATAGAAGGCTCTCCAGGAGCGTATCCCGCCAAAGCCGCGTCGATATCTGTCATAAAGAATTGTTTGATGAAGGCTTCCTTCGGCTGGCGAATAAAATCCTCCACCTTCCTCGGAGATGGCTTGAAAAACTGGGGATGCGCATTTTCTAGCAGCTTCTTTTTGTCAAAAGTATTGTGATTATGTGAGAACACAAGAATCGTTTTTAGGGGGTCAAGCTGGACAAAGGGGACTGTGTAGTTCTTCAGAAAGTTCTTTTCTTCCGCTAGCGCGGCATGGTCATCATATCTATGATCTTTTAGGAGTTCTGCGCGGAAGGCGAATGTTCCCGCTGTGGCGTGATTCGGCCCATAGGGACCCGACTGATACATCGTATGAATGTGCTTGAAATAAACGTAAATCTCGCTTGCCCCTGCACAAAGCGCCCCCCGATTGGCTTGTAGTGTATCCACGGCATGACTCACACGCTCGGGTGGGTAATAATCATCATCGTCCATGTAGACCACCATGGTTCCCTTGATCTTACTATGCATATAATTGCGCTTTTCACCTAACGCCATTTTGCGCTCTTCGCGAAAATACCGGATTTGCGGGATCTTCGCAGCATCGATCAAGTCTTTGATAGAGTCCGTTCCATCATCTACAATAATCCATTCCATCCGATCTTTAGGATATGTCTGGTTCTTAAAGCATTCCAACATAGCCGGAATAAAGGGCCGGCGATTGAAGGTCGGTGTACATACAGATACGAGAGGATAAAACTTTTTTGACAATTTTGGTGTATGTGCCTTTGTTTTCCCCATATAGTCGGTTAAATGATTATTCTTTTAGACCTTTTTACACAGAAATTGTAAACGCGTATCATAAAGGATTCATTTTTCGGGGAATAGAAATATAGAAGAATGGAACATATATCACATATGAACGATAGTGATAATAATGATTGGGTTATTGTATGTTCTCAATCACTAAGTCATTATGTTCATTGTATATGCGGCCATCGTGTCAAACGTATAACTTATTTATATCACAAACCGTCCAAGGCAATACAATATGTAGGAAAAACGTGTGTTCGCAAATATGGCATCGAAATATCCCTTACGAATCCGATTCTGCTAGATGTCATAAAGGCGAATCTTAAGAAGGCCGAATGGGACCGGGATGCGTGTGTGCGCGAGCACATCCAGTCCCAATATACAACCTTTATGACCATGGCGCTGACAGACGAGTCAAGCGATATCTCCGTGAATAAGGTTGTAGGACCTTTTCGCCGATTATTATCGGATGTATGCGATCTAGTTTCGGAATATGGGTTTGATTTGGTCGATATATTAAGGGATATTGAGCGAGAGGTGGAATCGCTCAATCAAGCGACGAGGCATCAGATGGTGGATGAATATTCCCTTTGTGACACTATTAGCGAAATTGCATCGGAACATACCGATGTGGCGGATGAAGAACTCGCCGAATCTGTAACAGAATCGGCTGAAGAGTCTGTCGTCGAATATGTCGAGGCCGCTGCAGCTCTACCTATTACGGATGATAAAGTTGATATCGAAGCCACTGAAGGTGTACATGTTACTGACGATGAAGTTGATATCGAAGTCACTGAAGGTGTACATGTTATAGAAGACTATGTCGATGCAGCTGAATATATTCCTGTTGTCGAGGAACCTGTCGATGAAGTTATATCTGTTGTAGATGAACCAGAAATATACATGGTAGTTGAATCTATCATAAAATCTTTAGAAGAACCGGAAGAAATACAAGAACCGGAAGAAATACAAAAACCGGCAGAAATACAAGAACCGGAAGAAATACAAAAACCGGCAGAAATACAAGAACCGGAAGAAATACAAAAACCGGCAGAAATACAAGAACCGGAAGAAATACA